GACGACCTCTATATAGTTGCCCATGACCCCTATGCACAGGATGGTTATGGCTCGTCTTTAGGGGCAGCATATGTCATAAAACGTGTTAATCCCTATAGCAAACCCGACGATATGATTGTCGCTTCGTATATAGGTAGACCAGAAGCGCAGGATGAGTACAATTATAACTTATTTTTGTTAGCGCAATATTATAATGCCCGTATAGGATTTGAAAATGACCGAGGCGAAGTCATACCATATGCAAAACGCCATCGGATGTTACAACATCTTATGCCGGAAGTAGAAATCTTTGATAAGACCGACAACGTGCGTATCCGTAAACTAGGCCGTAGCTACGGTATGAGTATGGGTAGTAAAGAGCGTAAGGGTCAGGCAGAGATTTACTTGCGTGATTGGTTAAAGACACCAAGGGGCATTTCAGAAAATGGAGATAAGAAGTATAATCTCCACTATATCTATGACTTAGCCCTGTTGGATGAGCTTATCAAGTACAACAGGTCTGGTAACTTTGACCGAGTATCTGCTATGATGGTGGGTATGTTCCATTTAAAGGAACTATATAACCGTACTATCTCAGTAGAACAGTCTAAAGAATCCAATAGTTTCTTCGATCGTACCTTCTTTACCTGACTATACATATGTTTCAAGTACCTAAACAAAAAATCCCCCGGTCTAAGAAGACTAAGGAATGGGGAAAGGAATGTATCAAAGCGTTTATCAATCGTAGTTCATTCAGCACGTCTACCAAGCACGTGCTGCAGACCTATTACGAGGCCTATAACGGCAATCTAAAGGAGTCTGACTACAACTATGTCGTCAACCCCTACAATAGCGAATCCTGGGCTAAGAAGAACTTCCCTGCACGTCTGCGTAACTACAACATCATTAAGCCTGTAGTAGACTTGCTGCTTGGAGAGAAGGCACGCCGACCCGTAGCATACCAAGTAGTAGTACGTAACGCGGACATCCAGACGCGATTTGATAGACATCGCAAGGATATGTACAAGCAATACCTTGAACAGACCTTTGTCAATGAGTTAAACGCACAAGGAGTACCCACTAACCTTCCTACTGAACAGCAGGATAACCCTGACGAGTATATGAGCATGGTACTTAGTAAGTATCGTGACTCTCGCGCTATCGTAGGACAGGAGGTATTGAACTACTTGTTTGACTGGTTATCATTAGAAGATAAGTTCCAACTTGGATTCCTTGATTGGTTGGTGACGGGTGAGGTGTACACATATAAGGATGTGTGTATGAACGATGTGGAGTATGATGTCGTTAGCCCGCTTGATATTGACTTTGAGAAGTCGCCTGACGTAGAGTTTATCGAGGATGCCGATTGGGTCGTGCGTCGTAAGATTATGAGTATCAACGATGTAGTAGATAAGTTCTACGATGTACTCTCCTCTGAAGATATTGATAGATTAGAACAGCCGTCTGGTAAGTACCGGGATGGCTACGGAGGCGTACAGTCACTCTTTATTAATAAGCCTGAAGATGACGAGAGCGACCGTATGGTTGAAGTCTTACACGTATGCTGGAAGAGTTTCGCACGTGTAGGTATCCTCAAGTACGTAGATGAGTTTGGTGTTGAGCAGGAGATGGTCGTAGATGAAATCTACAAGAAGGATGACGACGAGGATATCACCTTCTACTGGGTGAATGAGGTATGGGAAGGATACCAGATTGATGGCGACATCTATGTCCATATCAACCCCCACGGAGTGCAGCGCAACCAGATGAACAACATCTCGGATTGTAAACTCCCCTATAACGGACGTATCTACAGCAATAGACACTCAGATAATATTAGTATTGTATCTATTGGTCTTGCGTACCAAATCTTGTACAACGTATTCCATTATCGACTGGAATTATCCATTGCTAAAAACAAGGATAAGATTATGTTGATGGAAATCAATACGATACCAAAGGGTAACGGCTGGGATGAGGAGAAGTTTATGTACTACGCAGATGCTATGGGCTTTGCCTTTATCGATAGCACGACCGAGGGAAAGAATAGAGAGCGTGTAACCTTCAACCAATACCAAGTTCTCGATATGAGTCTTGGTCAATATATCGCTGCACAGTTCCAATTGCTCCAAGCTATTAAGCAGGAATGGGAAGAGAACGTAGGTATTACCCGCCAACGTAAGGGTACTGTGATGACAAGTGATGGAGTAGGTACTACAGAACGTGCAATCTTCCAGTCTTCGGTGATTTCAGAAGAGATGTTCCGTAGATACGAGACATTTATTGAGAGAGAGTATATGGGTCTGCTCGATGTAAGCAAGATTGCTTGGAGAGAGGGCAAGAAGATGACGTACGTGACAAGTGATTTGCGTACTGCACTGATTGAGGTAGATCCGTCCGAGTATCAGGAGGCAGAATATGGCGTATTCGTTAAAAATAGCAGTAAGGAACAAGACAAATTGGGTCAAATGAAACAACTTGCCCTGACATTTGCTCAAAATGGACAGCAGCCTTCAACTATTGCACAGATTTTGGATGGTGCTAACTTCAGCGGCATTAAAAAGCTGCTCATGGAAGTTGAAGACAAACAACAAAAGATGCAAGAGGCCCAGCAACAGCAGGCCCAACAGATGGCGCAACAGCAATCACAAGCTGCTGCTCAGTTACAGCAAGAGAAGCAAGCGTTTGAAGCCCAACAGAACGAACTCGACCGCATTACTAAGCTTGAAGTTGAGAAAATAAGGTTAGCTGGTAACCTCAGTATGGATGCTGATGGCAATGGACGAAGAGATGAAATTGATAGACAACGCCTCGAAGTGGAACGCCAACGTGTAGAGGCTATGAAACAAAAAGGTTAATAGTATAAATGGGGACTTCTCACCAAGAAATCTTACATAAATTTTTGATATAACCGATAATTTTGCAAAATATGAGCGTAGAAAAACCACTGGATTTAAGCAAGGTTACTGTAGCTAATCTTCTTAATGATGATGCCCCTGCGAATGCGGGAGTACTCAATGAAAAGGCAGAAGTTGTTGAAACGACGGAGCCTGAGTCAGATGTTGAAGTAGAAGAAACCGTAGTAGAACCAGTTGTCGAGGAATCCTCGGTAACTGCAACAGAAGCTACGGATGAAGAACCTGGAGTAATTCAAATTCTAAAAGAAAAGTTAGGATATGAAATCGAAGGGGAGTTCAATGAGGATTACGATGGTATTGTAGAATTTACCCGTAATGCAGCAACGGAAATTGCTAAGGAACAGTTAGATACAATGTTCTCGCAGTTCCCTGACGTAGCAGAATACTTGCAGTATCGCTACAATGGTGGCGATCCTCGGCAGTACTTTCAAGCACATTCGCCTGAAGTAGACTACACAGCAGTTCAAATCAGCGAAGATAATTTGTCTGTACAAAGACACGTCGTTGAAAAATGGCTATCTTTGCAGGGGTTTGAGCCGCAAGAGATTCAAGAAACAGTACAAGAGTACCTCGACGCAGGTATCCTTGGTAAACAAGCTGAACGGAATCTTAAGAAGTTGCAAGACTATCAGACTGTACAAGCACAACAGGTAGTCGAACAGCAAAAGCTTCAAGCTCAACAACAGCAACAACAAGTACAGCAGCAATGGAACAATATCAAATCTACTATTGACAAAGGTGTCTTGCGTGGATTCAATGTTCCAGAGAGCGAAAAGAATAAGTTCTTTAATTGGATGAGTCAACCTGTCGATAACCAAGGACGCACGCAGCGTATGATGCAGCGTGAAGCTTTGGATATCGAAACACAGGTAGCATTAGAATATCTTCTGTACAAGAATTTTGACCTCAACAAACTCGTACAGTCTACTAAGAATACTGTTCAAGCCCAAAACTTGAAGCAGCGTTTACAACAGTCACAACCTGCAACAAAGCGTATGAAAGGAGGTGGAGCGGGGTACACGAAGCCAGTTGAATTACCCCCGTTAAATGAATTACTGTAAACCCTTTAATCTTTTTTTATAATGGCTGCTGATAACTTAAGAAAGCTTCGGCTTTATGAGGACGTATTCAATTCGTCCGCAATGACTGACGAGAACTCGTTGGCTAATGCTCTGCTTACCCAACCCGACGTTCTCTCTCCCGTTATTACCCACCTCGCTGGACAAGAGGATAAGCGTTTCCCGCTTTCTTTCTTGACGGAAGGTATGGGTGCTACTCAGTACATCAACGATATTGAGTACGATTACCCGGTGATGGGCCGCCTCAACAAGGCTCTCACCTGCACGACGCAAGCTGGTACGGGTGCTAACCACCAGCGTGTTATTTTGACGTTCCCTGAGCGTTGGTTCGTTCGCCAGTACATCATCGAGGATAGCGATGGTACGCAACTGCGTATTATGGATGACCCGAAGGCTGTTGCTGGTGGTTACGAGTACTCTTGCCAGTTGGTTGCTAGCGATGGTGCTGGTGTTGGTGCGTCAGCTCTTCAAAACAAGCAATTCGTCCAATTGTATGCTCCGGCTGCAATGAGCGGATCGCGTGGTAACGAGAGCCATTGGGTTGCTCCGTCGAAAATGCGGAACCAAATCTCTCTCATCCGTAAGTCTTACGCATACGAAGGCAATATGCCCGACCGTGTTGTGAACTTCCAATTCAATGTTGGTGGCCGTAGCACGAACTTGTGGTATGACTTCGAGGAGTACCAGCATATGCTCCGTTGGAAGGAAGAGACCGAATACGCTTTGTGGTACTCGCAATACAACCGCGATGCTAACGGTATTATCCACCTTAAGGATGATAACGGTAAGCCGATTTCGTTGGGTGCAGGTGTTCTGGAGCAAATCCCGAACGTCGATACCTACTCTACCTTGACGGCTGCCAAGCTGAAGGCTGTTGTCCGTGATGCCCTGTATGGTGCATCTGACGCTCAGAAGATGAACATCGTACTCTTCACGGGTATTGGCGGTCTCGAAGAGTTTGACAACGCTATGAAGCAGGAAGTTGGAAGCGGCAACTACATCAAGAATACGCCTGAGACTGCATTCGTCTCTGGTAGCGGTGCTAACTTGGTGATGGGTGGCTTCTTCACGACCTACCAGCACATCGATGGTCACACGATTACTGTTCGTCACTTGCCCTTGTTTGATCATGGCGCACGTGCTCTGAATGCTGATCGTCACCCGGTCACTGGTCTGCCAATGGAATCTTACCGTATGGTGTTCCTCGATATGAGCACCTACGACGGTGAGAAGAACATTAAGTACATCTCTCGTAAGGGCCGTGAGTTGGTCCGTTGGGCAGTTGCTGGTGCTACTGTTCCTCCGGGCTTTGCAGGTAACGCAACTCGCGCAAATGACGTTGACGGTGCTTCGGTTCACTTCATGAAGGAGTGTGGTATTGCGATTCGTCGCGCTACCAACTGCTTACACTTGGAGTGCATCAAGTCCTAATTGTTTGTTAGACAAAGGAGGGGGAGGTAAACGTGCCTCCCCCTTTTTTGTACAATCCAAATAGAAATTCACTAGTTAAACCTTATAGTTATGGCCTCACACATTGTAACACTCCAGCGTCGTTCGAACACTACGAACCTTCCGGACGATATTTACTTGGAGTCTAAGCGCAAAATCGGTTCGGTATTTACAGCGGGTGGAGACGTAGTACGCGGTCTCACTTTAGCTGAACAAAAAACATTACTCCCTGAAATTATTGGGGTAAGTCCAACGGATGTATCCTTTACTCGTGCAGCAAAGGATTACTACACCAACTTTAGCTTGGATGTACCCAAAGGGGGATTGGATTTGGAGGTAGGTCTTGATGAAGATGGCACCCCATTGAATGTGCTTGACTTCATCAAGTATAAGTTCGCTTTAGCCCATCCCTTCGTAGCTAAAACCGAGGAAGAGATGAGTGGTTCTAAGCGTATCAAGTACTATCTTCAGGATCGCGGTAAGGAGCTTGTTGAAGCTTCACAAGAACTTCAGATTCGTAAGAAGGCTTACCGTGAGTTTATTAAAATCTCTGAAGACGAGAACAAGATGGATTTGGTTCTTCGTGTATACGGAGAGCGTCCAGATAAGATGGATGTAAAAGAAAAAGAGTTAACTTTGGAATCTATCCAAGAAGAGGATCCTGATCGGTTCTTGGAAGTAGCACTCGACAAAGACTTAGAATTAGTCTCTCTTATCAATGAGTGCTTAAGCAAAGAGATTCTGCGCAAAGTAGGTAATTCAATTTTAGACGCAGATGTAGTCTTAGGAGATAGTATGGAAGAAACTATTTTGTTCTTAAAAGACAAGAAGAACACCGGAACAGTTACCTCTATCAAAGCCCGAATAAAGGCTTACTCTTAATATGACTGTACAAGAGATGCACTATGCCGTAGACCAAGGACTCCAAAAGGTGGGGTCCTCGGTCTATGACTCTTTTTTACCAGCTGAAATTGATTTCTGGTTAAATAGAGCACAAGACCGTTTTATCAAACAACGTCTTCATCCCGTATCAGATCCTAAGCGTCTTGGCTATAGCAAGACTGTAAAGCGTCTGGATGACTTGCGGATGATTACTACAATTGATTATGACGATGGCGTGGCTCCAAGTGCACTCGTACAGTTTATCGACTTCGATTTACCTGTTGACTACCGCTTCCTCATCAATGCACGTGTAGAGATGCATTTTAATGGATGTGGAGACCAAGTTACTACAGCCGACCCACTGGTTGTCAGGGACTTGCGTGTGGCAGAACAAGACAAAGTTTACTCTTTACAAGGCAGCCCGTTTAGTAAAAGCACAGCAGAAAATCCTCTTGGGTTTATGTACGATGAGAATATCAGAGTATTCCAAGACGGTAAAAAGTTTATATTAAAAAACATCTACATTGATTACCTCAGAATACCAAGACAAATTAGTTTATCTTTGTTGTCAGATTGCGAG